GCACCGTAAACATCCTCAATTTCAGGCGCGTCAAAAGACATGGCGTTCTTTGCGTTTTCATAAGACACTGCAAAAATGTTGTATTGAGTGTCGCCATCTATTCGGGCAAACTCACGCGCTAAGCCTAAAGGTAAAACACTTTGAGCGGTCATATCGGTTATGGTCAATTCGTCAGTAAGAGCAGTCAAAGGGGCAGGGATGCCATTAGCGACAAAATCATAACTTTCGCATGTCAGTAATTCGAGTTGCAACATGTTACAGAACGCAGGCGCGAGATTAATGTATTTGCTTTCTCGGTTTTCCTCGACTATTCCCTTTGGGTTTACGTGTCCAAGCTGGCTTAATGATGCCAGAGCTATTGAGTTTACTGTTACCATTCTTTTTAGCCTCCTTAGGTGGCAGCGTGAGGGGTTTTTCTTCTATTGGAGTAATACCGCCCTCTGTGGGTTTAAGTTCGCCTGCGGGCGGCCAGTGGAGCAACAGGTACTTTAAAAACCTATCATTGTCTTTTACTTCGATAATCCCGTATTCATCGGTCGTTCCAAAGTAATGCGTTGTGTCATCGTAATCGTGTTTCAAAAGCGTATTATATAAATTCGTTTGGATTTTCATAATTTCCCCCTTAAGGGAGGGCCGGAGTTTAACCGACCCTTTTAAATTTAGGGCAACTGGATAACGCCGACTGTGATGCTGGTGATCAAAGAAATTGCCAACGTGTACTTGCCGCCTGCGCCGAACCTCATAGAATCCAGAGGGCCTATGATTTCCGTCACACCGGCCGCAACGGTAACCACCAGATTACCGAGCGGGCTACGGATGCCAGTACCTTTGTTGATAGTGGCCGTAATGCTTGCAGCGCTGGCATTCGTGACAAGAATGGCGGTTATTTCGTCTTTAGCGTAAGGAATGGTTTGAGTAGAGGCGGCGGCCGCCATCGAATGAACAACGCCGCTGTCTCTTACTGCTACGGTTTTAACTAAGTCAGCCATAATTCATATCCTCCTTTTATATTGTGGTTTCAGCCGTGTAAGAGCATTTGAGAACTGCAAACTCTTTCGGCCTGAGAACTTTACCGCCGTACAGATGTAGACCTTTGACGGCATCAGAGAACGAGGACTCAGGGTTATACGCTTTTGTCTCGGCGATCTGATCTGCAAACCCTATCGCTGAGGTCGTGCGTACAAAGCAGTAGTCGAACGTGCCATCGTTATAGATTCCGTTGGTCAGGAACACTTTCGAACCGAGCAGACCGGCGATAGAACCCTGCAACCCGTTCTGCAAGATGGTGTCATTCGGCATACCATGTACGAGCTTTGCGAGCAAAATTTTCTGCATAAGGCCAGAAGATGCTTCAATCGAAATCGAGGCATTTGATGGGACGTTGTTGTCCCACAAATATCCGAAAGCTGCCATAATCTTCGACAGGACATTTGCAGAGGTGATGCCCGTGCAGTCGATCGTTGAGCCTGCATCGGCGTACTTCCCGTAAATGTAACTGTCCGCAGATTCCGCAAGAGCCTGAGCGGCCTGCTGCATCTGAGCTGACATGATATTGCCCTGCGCCTGCTGCTTATCAATATTGTCAATAAGAAAAGCAAAGTAGTCAGACTTATCAATGGTCATATTCGTAGACTGATCCCCGAGGTTTTCAGGCGAAATCACGGTTGAACCCTTTATGTACTGGGCCACTGTCGGGCGCAGCACACCGTTAATCTTGACGGTATCGCCGACATTTGCGATTGCGCCCTCAAAGTCACGGTTGCAAAGGCTTATCGCAACGCAGTTCCTGTCTCGGTCGGTTTGGATTTTGTCGCTCCATATGGTTGGAATAAAATTGTTATAAGACATAATTCATATCTCCCTTGTTTTAATATTTCCATTTCTTCATGGAGGTTTCGATTGCTTTTTTGTGTTTTAACTGCTCACTTGTAGACATTGCCTTGACTTCATCTACTGTATAGAAGTCTTTGTCTGCCGCAGAAGAACCCGACGCGACGCTTCCTGTGGTCGCATCTGAATTCGTCTTGTTGCCGGTAAGCACGGCCACTGTGGCTTTCAATTCGTCCATTTCTTTTCTGTTGTCTTTGATTGCCTTGTCGGACGCATAAATCTTGTGAGCTGCGGTGACGCTCATACCCTCATTAGCTGCCATGATATTAACAAGTGCGTCGTGGACTTCATCCGGTATTGAGATTTTACCGTCCTTGTAATACTCGGGGTTGTCGCGGATTAACTGATCGAACTGCCCCTGCTGTTTTTGCTGAGTTTGTGAAAGTTGCTCACGTTTTGACGTAAGGATCTCCCCAGCCCTTTTGTCGGCCTCTATACTGGCAAGGCGTGTTGAAACTGCGTCACTGTTTCCCTCTTCGGAAATTGCCCTGTAGGTGTCGTCATAGACTTTCTGCGCAATAGCTTTTTCATCGGGTGTTAAGTCTACCTGAGGGGCGACCGGCGTGAGGGTAGGCACTGTACCGCCTAATAACCTTGACAGTTTCGCTTGCTTTACGTCGTTGTAACTCCTAACGCCAGGTATGCCGTAAATGTCGGCCATTTCAGCGACGGCCTTATCGCGCTCATTTGTGCGTCTTATATCGGCTTGCCTTGTGTTTTCCTCGGCAGACTGTGCAGGGGATTTTTCCTGTTCGGCGACTACAGGAGTTTCTACGCCATCGGTTTGAGGCTGAACGACTTCCTCTGTTACGTCCAAATTTTCGCTTTCCATAAAAATCCTTTCAAATTGGGTTTTTTGACGCTATCCCAAGCGAATTTTAAAAAAAGAGCCACTAAAACCGGTTAAGGTTTCAATGGCTCGTGTAGAGCGCTATTTGATATTTACTTTTTATGCGGTTCCAAGTTGATAATTCCAGAACTCGTTGCCAAAACATGAGTGACTTCTTTACATTTGGGGCATATTTTCATGACTTCCCCATTTGCTTCACACAAGAGTTTTCCGCAATGAACGCATTTTATTTTCTGCACTCACTTACCGCCTTTCTTCGCAGCTTTTGCTTTGCCTTTTGCGGCAAGTACTGTCATTTTGGCCTGCCCGTATTTTTTAGCGCCTGCATTTGCCATAATCGCGGCTGCCTCAACTTTCGACATACCTTTGCCCATTATGTCCGAAACACCTTTTGCAAATTTCCCTCCGCCACCGAGTACCATCGGCTTACCTTTAAATGTTTTTGGTGCTGATTTGCTTTTCATAATAGACCTCCTATTTATTTAATTACATCACGTCCAAACCTATCAAGCAGGTGAAATTGAATTTGTTGTAAGTTGAACGGTATGCCATGCAGAGTTAAAATACATTAACTTATATGTACCGCCTGTTATAATGCCCGCCGCAATTGCCGTGCTACCATCTGCATTTTTTATTGTTATTGTGTTTGTATAAGAATAACACGAAATCAGCATTTCAAACCCTTCGTACATTATTGAAGCGTCCAACGTTAAAACTACTGCTGCCGTAGGTGTTGCGATAGATAAATACCGTGTTGAACGTAGGACGGTCACGTTGGCATTTTGAATTCTTTGAAATTCTGAGCTATTAACATCAAGCCTAAAAGTTGTCGATGTAGGTTTAACAAACCCTAAATAAATCCAACTCCCCCCCTGAGTTTCGCTTAAAGGTCCGATATATCGTGTAAGTGATGAAGCGATATTTAAATTTGTCAGACTGATAAAATGAGAGAATATATATAAATTTGTTGCTCCTAAATCGTTTATATATAAACCACCTATGGCTTCCATCATACGGCAGCCAATAAACATGAGATGAATGGAAGAATTTACAACTATATTTAATGCTATTGATGTAATCTCTTCAAAACCTACACCATAAAATTTATTGTTGTTGCAACAATTAGCGACGGTATTTGCGACATAAATACCGTAATATCCACTTACCTTGCCGCCCGTAAAAGTGTTCTCAGTTGTCCAACTTAAATCCGAGTTAGTAAAGTAAACAGGGTATTTGCAATTTAAAATATAGAAAAAATTAAAATGATTGTATTGTATACCTTGAGCTACACCGCTAACTGATAAGGGGTAAAGTTTTATTCCTGTTAAAAATCCGTTTATCCTGTTGATATCAATTTTTGCATTATAACAATTAGCACTACCTATTACTATCCCGTCGTTTACTATATTTGAATAGTCAGTAAGGGGTGTGATATTGCTATTAAGTTCATTTAGTTTAAATTCAAAATACTTTCCGCTTAATTTGATTGCAGGGGAAAATGAACCTATTTGGTTTAAAATGCCATCAAAGATAATTTTACAGTCATTAGGGATATTTGAAAGATTGATTGTAGCCGTGAAATTATAATTTCCATGCGGTAGTAATATTTGGTCGCCAGAGTTTAGTATTGGGACAAGAGCATTTATAGCAACATCAATATGGTTTATGTCATAAAGTGCATGTTGCTTTACGTCATATTGGCAAATATCAGCGGCATTGTCGGAATATATTGCGTGGTCGTTTTTATTAAGATTTGAACCGCCTGTCCCGTTGGCATAATTCGTCTGTAACATGTCCCCACCTGTGCCGGTGACATTGACGTTGTATGTATCATCTGAGGTTTGAGTTACCAAAGCCCCCCCCGACCCCGTGATCATACGAACAACCATCCCAGAAACAGGGATAATTTCAGTTGTTCCGTTCGAGGACAAAGACGGTTGTAACGTAGGGAAGTTAAGAATAGTTGATGAAAATACTTGTCCACTATCACTTTGAGTTTTAAACTGTATGTTTTGTATTTCTGCACTTATAAGGGTATTGGGAAGTGTATAACTGTTATTTACGAGTAAAACAGGAATGATAGAAAGCAAACCCTGTGTGGTATTTACCTGCGTTTTTGTTTTGAAAATTACATATTTTGACCAGGTCGAATAATCTGACGGGAACGTCACGGATATTTGTGTGACATCATTTTCTCCACTAATTACAGGTGACGCATTTAAGACGGAAAGTTTTTTGTTATCATCAACACTGTAATTTATTGTATACATTATTTACCTCCCATCTGTGGTATTTGTGGCTGCTGTTTAGCCTGCAGTTGTTGCATCTGTTGAGATTGCTGAATACTTGAAATAATCTCTTGTTTTCTGCCGTTAAACGCCTCGTTAGGTAGCATGTTCAGGTATTGAACCGTGTCGAAGTGTCCTGCCTGCGAAAGACTGCCGAACATCTGAAGCGCTGCGTCCTGCGTCCATTCCTTTGCAGCTCCGATGTCGATTTTAACGCTCCAAACCTTATCTTTTACCTTAGAGGGGTCAAAATCAACAGGATATTTGTTGCCATCGGCATCTATTACCTCTCTCCAACGTGATTCTTTTATGTATGCAAGCGTCATGTCAAGCCAGTTTAAGGCGAATTCACGGGCAAAATTATAATATCGGTTTTGAATTGTCTGAATCGGTATCTTTGACTGTGCGATTGCGGCCAGCATGGCATTTGCGTTGGTGGGATTTATATTTCCAAGGCTCGCGTCACTGTACCCCATCATTTCAAGGGTGTTTTTCAAAAGTGTAGCAGGAAGATTATACGCATCCGCCGCCATTGATGCAGGGATCATATATTTGGCAGCTGCGTTTACATCTCCATTTACTGCAATTGGTTTTGTAAAGGAGTTGTCCCACTTTGTCAAACCTGAAGAATGACTAAAAATGATCTTTGGACTACTATTTAAAAGCACATTCAAAATGGTATATGCAACCGCTTTATTAATAGCCACCTGATTGGGGATAAGTCCTGTAATTTCAGCTCTGCCGTGGCATGAATTCTTACGTATTTTCCAATTCATCATACTTATCGGGTATCTTTTTAAAAGCGTGTCCCATGCCTTGCGTATGATTACATTCTTGCATTGCTTTTGCGCCCATACTTTTCCGTTATCCCTGTAAAGATAGAGCAGTGTTATGACCTTACCGTCAGCGTTATCTTGTAATTCGGTTTGCGACATGTCACCACTTTGATATTGATAATCGCTATCTTTAGTGATGATGTCAATGTCGTCTTGTTTTACTTTATTCTTTTTTGCCTCTGCCCTGACGTCCGACAGCATTTCACGGCGGGCAAGTATTATGTAGGGCTGTTTCTGTGGGTCACGCTCATTTGTATTGCCCGGATAGTAGTTCACGTTGTCTATGGTTTCGACACCAACATGCCCTTTTGCGGTCTGGCCTGTTTCCGCCTCGTCATCCCAATACGAAAAGAGGATAAAATCACCCGATATACAAGCATCAAGCAACCCCTCTTGACTTATATAGTCCATATTAAGGCGTCCCCAGTCCATTTCAAACATGCTGCTTAACTTCTGGGCCTCCGGCTCGTTCATTAAGAATGGATTTTTCCAGTCGTCGGGTTTTTTAGGGTTGGAAAGCGCCAATATGTTCGCCTTATTTTGAGTGACAAGCTCAGATGTAACAACTTTTCCAGGCCAATTCGGAGCTGAAAACAAGATCGCAATTTTGTTTGTGAGGACAGAAGCAATTTTCTGACCCGTGGCCCTTTCAATAAAATTAATAACAGGCTTAGGAAGGTTAACCGATGGACAACCGTGCCACTGATCACCCGCATTAAACCGCTCGTTTCTCCTGACGGTTTCATAAAGGTTAATGGCGTTTTTATAGTCTATCCCCACTTGATACCGGCTCCATAAATCCTCTATACTCGGGATATTCATTGTCACACCTCTTTATCGCTTGGTAATTCTGCGTTATATGCCGCAAATTGTTCTAAGTTTTCTTGCATCTTATCGGAGGACTTCTTACTTTCCGCGTCCTCCTGCATGGCCTGTACACCCTCTACGACTGCCCTCACAGGGTTGCTTAGTTGCTCGGGCAGTTCGTTGCGGTAGAGTTGATAGGCGTTGCGCTGCCCCTTGATAAAACACCACATTCCGAATACGCAGGTTATCATTCCGCAGGCTATTGCTATTAAGATAATTAGAATATCAAACATAATAAATTTCCCTTATCCTTTTCTTTTCTGCGATTTGTATTTTTATTATTCGTCGAACAGTTGGACTGTCAATCCAGTCCTTAAAGTGATAAGCAACGGCTACCTTTACATAAAAAATCGGATGCTTAAATATCGTTATCCAGTTTTTACGAGTTTTGTATGAAAGCCGAATAGAGAACGCTTCAATCCTTGATTTTAAATTCATATTTCCTCCATGAATATTTACTTATACCACTTGCATTTTATAGGGACCATTGCCATGAGATAACATCGGTTTTTCAGGTTGTTAAAACATTCTGTGTTTTCGCAATGCCTCAATTTTACAGGGCATAACTCTTGACATATACATAAGGGCTTATCGGGTTCGCATATTTGGCAGGGTGAAAACATTTAGCCCACCACCTATTATTTGAATATGTCGGGGTTGTCCTTGATGACTTGATACAAGTTTTCTGCTATTGTGTTTATAAGTTCTTCGTTTTCTCGCCATTTATCATGGCCTGAGATATAGAATATTCCGTGAATTATTTCGTGCAGCAGTGTTGCACTTTTATTTTCCTCACCTTGTTTATCATAAAGATATATTGTTTGTTCCTCATATTCGATCTCTCCATACAGATCCCCACCTTTGCTGCCGGATCTATGTTCGCCTTGCGATATTACATATTCGCGCCAGCCTATTTTTACTTTATCGGGTATGTTCAATTTACCATCCTCCTGTTAGATATTCTTCCGTTACTTCGCCACCAAAAAAACTATCAGTGGGTTCTTTGGGCGTGAACATTGAAAATGCATCCGGCTGTTCCTGTGGCTCAACGTCTGTCGCGCACGGCCTTGAAATTGCCCAGTATCTAAGGGCATCCGGTAAATGCGTAACATCATGCGGCTCTGCTGCCGTGTCGTTGCCATCCTTTGTGCTGTACTGCATAAGCGGTAAACACCGAATGAGATTTACGCAATTTTCAAATATCTGCAACCTCGACGTGGCCTTACCGCCTTTGTCAAACACTTTGAGCCACTCTTTTAGGGCGAGCCATCCCGACACTCTGTCATTGCTTGCTTTCATGTAATAAAGGCCATGGTTTGCAAAAATCTCTATGGAGTTTACCCCTGAGTCTGATTTGCGTGACCATAGATCGGGCGGGGCTATCCTCATGGTTATTTCATCGGTTTCGAGTGACTTGATTTTATTTGCTGCCTCACTCACTATCAACCCGTTGTTGTCCCTTGCGTCTTTCCCACTGAAAACTTCCCGATAGACATAGGCCACGTTGTCGGGAGAAATAGCAATCCAAAGACCGGCGAGAGCATCAAGACCGTAATCTATTACGTTATATTTGTTCCACCCGCTCGGAATGGGAATAGGTTTACACACGTGAATATTCTTGTCAAATTCGGTGAAGTATTGCCCTGAGAACGTGTCCCATTCTCCATTAAGCCATGCCCTGCGTAAATTTTCATCCTGGATAGTTTCAAGCGATTCTAAGTAATCGGGGTCATTCTTCATCAGCCAGTCATTATCGAATACTTTTGCGGGGATAAAAGTGAAATCTCTTTTCTTCTCTTTGCCCCTGTACTGCTGGTCTATGAATAATCTCTTGACCCATGCATGCCCAACCCCCCCAGGGTTACAGGTTATATAAAATCTTTTGGGGTGAAGTGGCATTCCGCCCCTTAAGCAAGCTCTCAAACATGTAAATTGAAACTCGGTAAACTGTGTCCCCTCATCCATACATATGATGTCGTATTCCTGCCCCTGATACTGGAGAACGTCTGCTTCTGCGTCACAATATCCAAGTTTTAAACGGCTTCCGTTTGGAAAGAGAAAAGCCTTTTCATCGTCGTTGTAAGTAGCGACACCGTTGAGGATCCCCCGCAACGGGTTTATATGGTTTTCTCTAAGCTCCTGTATTGTTCGGCGTATCAGCAATATTCTTATCCCTGGATATTCTACTGATAGAAGAATAACTTTCATTCGTAACGCCCACGACTTGCCTCCGCCCCGGGCCCCGCCGTATGCTATGTATCTACTCCTTGCCTCAAAGAACAGAGTTTGGCGCGCAGATGGTTTGCAGTCGAGCCAAAGTGTATTCTTTGTTACTTTCTGTCTCATCTCGCCAACTTCTTTAACTCGGGCGGCAGTTCAATCTTGATCGTCCCTGAAACATTCACATTGTTATTGGTGTCAACCCTATACCCAAAGTGTTTGTTAAGTATTAAAGCCGCTGCAGCAGTTCTCTTCTGAGGGTCAAAAGCCATCCAGTCAAGTATTCTATTTTCAAGAACAGTGTAGAGGTTTTCTACAAGAGCTTTATAACTAAAGTCAGCCTCTGTTGACCCGAATGTGTTGTTGTTGTAATGGCTATCATCTGTACGGTAGTTATAGAGCGTCTTGAGTGTTACCCCGATATAAGCAGCTGCATGTGAGGGAGTATTTAAACCGGTTGAAGTCTCAAGGTATTCCGCTATTTTGGATTTGAGCACATCATATTGGAATTTTGTTCTATTGGTAACCATTTGGAAACACTCCTTTGAGAGTTAAAATATCGGGTACGGGTATATATATACGTACTGGCAGAACGGGGGATGGTCTTTTTTCCTGCCCCCCCCCTGCCCTGGGTGCATCTGCCTGCTGCCATGCTGGGGATTGTCGATGTTAGTGCTTACCTTGCTGTCATATCTGCACAGTATTGACATTGCTGAATGGACGTGATAGAATAGCCATGTAAACGGTGTCATATCTTACTATCAAAAGGAGTGTATTAAAATGGTCTATGGTTATGCAAGAGTATCAACGCCAGGACAATCACACGATGGGAACGGGTTAGAAGTCCAGGAACAGCAACTCAATCAGTCAGGATGCGATCTTATTGTATCTGAGACATACACGGGCACCAAGATTGACCGCCCGAAGTTTACCGCTCTACTCAAGCGCCTACAGTGCGGGGACACGCTCAAGGTATGTAAACTTGATAGATTTGCGCGTACCGCCATTGAGGGCGTACAGACTGTACAGGAACTGCTCAGGCGAAGCGTTAAGGTGCATATCCTTAATATCGGGTTAATTGAAGATACTCCGATGGGCAAGCTTATACTTACTACCTTACTGGCCTTTGCGGAATTCGAGCGGGACACTATAATTGAACGTATGAGAGCCGGAAAGAATATCGCCAAGCAACGAGCCGATTTTGTCGAGGGCAGACCCAAAGTGTATAGTAAAAAACAAATTGATCATGCCTTAAGTCTGCTTGATAGTATGTCTTTTGGCGAGGTCGAGCGGGTAACGGGGATATCCAAGAGCACATTATTCAGGGCTCGGCGTTCGCAGTAGTTTAAAGTGCTATTGATAGGGTATAATTCATGCATATTGTGTATAAATATACTCTATCACTAATGCTAATGATTGTCAATAGTATTTTAGGAAGAAGAAAACCGCTCGTTATGTTTTATCTCCGCTTCTCTCTTATCGCCTACTTACGCCATTAACCCAAATATATATCTCTAATTATGTCTACTCATATTTCGCTTATATCTCACTTAAACGGCCATATCTCCATATATAAGCAATGTGATAGGGTTACTTATCTTAATGTATAACCTTATACCATAGTAAACCTATAGTATATAACGTGATTGAGTGAGCCAAATTGATTATACCGTTTTATTTGAGCTCTCCATCTCGCAGTCATCATATTTGCCTGTGCGCTTTGGCCTGTCATCATATGTGAGCATCTCTGCTGCGCCGTGGGCAAGTTCTTTTATGTCTATCGTGTCTTTGCTGCCATGCATATAGTCAAGTGCATACAGGGCAAACACGCGCGGCGTTATCCCTGCGGTCACTATCTGCCGGAGCTCACGCTTAATTGATTGCAGCGGCTCGCTCGGCTCTAACCCGTACATGCTCATATACTGCTGCAGCTCGTCAAGGCATTGCTTGACCTGAGTGTTAATTACAAGGCTCGTATTATTACTAGTGTTAATAATTTGCACACTATTAATATTATCGGGGTTGTCGCTAACATCGTAATCATATGCGGTCTTGCCGTCTCGGCGCTGTAGATCTCTTCGCCGCGCATATCCGGCAACTATGAGCTCATTCAAATATTTTTGCGCGCTTTGCCTGGTGCATCCAAACCGCTTGGCTATCTGTGTAGCATATACATGCCAGCCGCTCGGCCTGCTCATTAGGTATGTAAGCGCAGCCAGAGCGTTGCTACTCAATCGAGTATCATTGATAGCCTGATTAGCTATCTGCGTATATGGCGCATCTGTGCCGCTCTTGACTATCATGTAATCACATCCGATCTATCGCAAAAATAATTTTAAATAGGGTATTGACATGTCGTTACACTGGGTATACAATGATAATACAATCTAAATACGAAGGGGAGTAAATCAAATGTATTTCAGCAATGTAAAGACGCTTGAGGACTTAAAAAAAGAATATCGCACTCTTTGCTTTATCCATCATCCCGACGCCGGAGGCACAACGGCAAACATGCAGAAATTAAATAGCGAATATGAGGAGCTTTTTATAATCTTAAAGGATCGCCACAACAGCACCGCAACCGAAGAGAATAAAATTAACGAGATGCCCGAAGAGTTTATAAACATCATCTCAAAAATCAATTATCTTGACGGGATTGAAATTGAAATCTGCGGCCGGTGGTTATGGATATCGGGCAACACAATAGCATACCGAGAGATTTTAAAAAATGCGGGTTG